ATTCTGACTTTATTATCAAACCGATAGATGGATTCGGAAACAGAGAGATGATAATGCAGATCTTGGCGACGGAAAGACCAGATGTTATTTTGCTCTTTACTGATCCTAGATTTTTTATTTGGTTCTATGAGATGGAAGATGAAATTAGGCAGGTGTGCCCAGTTGCATATTGGCACGTTTGGGACAATTATCCTTTTCCAACATTCAATTTGCCAATATATGAAGCTACTGATCTGATTAATTGTCACTCTCACATGACATATGAGATGGTTAGTGAGCATTTTCCAAAAAAGACTAATTTTATTCCTCACGCCTTACCAGACGAAATTTTCTATCCCATAAAAGAAGAAGAGATAAAAAATCACAAATCACAGCTCATGGGAGACAAGAGCAAGGATAAGTTTGTCTTATTTTGGGTCAATAGAAACGCTAGAAGAAAAAGGCCGGCCGACCTAATGTGGGCATGGTCTATTTTTATGAACAAATTGAAAGAAGAGGGCAAAGAAAATGATGCAATATTATTGCTTCACACAGACCCACATGATCAAGAGGGCCCGAATCTTTTAGCCCTAGCTGACCACTTTCAGATACACAGCTCCTGTTATTTTTCAAATCAAAGAATTGATTTTGATAAAATGAATATCTTGCATAATATATCCGATGCTTGTATCAATATATCATATGCTGAAGGATTTGGATTAGCAACGCTTGAAGCAATGAAATGTGGAAAACCCATAATTGCTGTGAAGACAGGTGGTTTGACTCGACAGGTTGTGGATCACAGAGACGGCTCTGAAAATGGAATAGCATTAGAGGTAGATTCACAAACTTTAGTGGGATCACAAAATGTGCCTTTTATTTGGGAAGATTATGCTTCAATTAACGACATATCTGACGCAATTTATAAAATGTATTCAATGGGCAAGGAAGAAAGAAAAAAGATAGGAAAAAAAGCGAGAGAATATGTCCAGGCAGAATTTGCGCTTCAAGATACTGTTGATAAGTGGGACCAGACTTTAGTGAAATTGGTTGAAGACCACAAAAAATCTCCTGTGAAGCGGTGGATATGCAAAGAGCTGAAAGGTGATTAAAAAATGAAAAAGGTTTTATTGAGAGGTCCTATCCTTAGTAGAAGCGGATACGGCGAGCACAGTCGTCAAATTTTTAGATATCTGCTCTCTAAAGAAAACATAGATCTAAGGGTCCAGCCGCTGCCATGGGGAATAACACCGTGGTATCTAAATCACAGCGACGAGAACGGATTAATAGGTGAGATTATGAAAAGATCTGTGTTGAATGAAAATGAAAAGATGGATATAACAATACAAGTTCAACTACCCAATGAGTGGGATGTTACTCTAGGTGAGTATAATGTGGGAGTCACAGCTGGAATTGAGACGACAGCTTCAAATCCCATTTGGGTGAGCACTCATTGTGAAAAAATGGACAAAGTAATTGTACCCTCTAAACACGCGAAAAAATCCCTTCTCAATTCAGCATCAACTTCTACTCCTATACATGTAATACCCGAGTGCTTTTATGATGAGATCCTAGAAGAACCGAGCCCAATTGACTTAAATCTGACAACAAAGTTTAATTTTTTGACAATAGGCGTCTTGACAGGCTTTACTCCAGACACTGATAGAAAAAATTTGATGTATTTAGCTAAGTGGTTCGTGGAAAATTTTCATGAAAATAAGGACGTGGGGCTGGTAATAAAGACTAATAGGGGAAGAGAGACAACTATAGACAGGAAAGGCACAGAAGATCTTTTAAGTAGAATTCTAAAAGAAATTGGTTATAAGGGCGCGCCCAAAATTTATCTTCTTCACGGTGCTATGAGCAGAAAGGAAATGACCGCGCTCTATAAAGAAAAATCTATCAAGGCTTTTGTCTCACTTACAAGAGGAGAAGGGTTTGGTCTTCCACATTTGGAGGCAGCCGCTGCTGGTTTGCCTGTGATTGCTACAAATTGGTCTGCCCATAAGGAATTCTTAGATATGGGAAAGTGGCTACAGATTGACTATGACTTAGTGAATGTTCACGAATCAAGAATTGACAATCAAATTTTCATGAAAAATTCAAAGTGGGCTTCTGTCAAAGAAAAAGACTTTAAAAGAACAGTGAGCACATTTTATGAGAAACCCCACAAACCAAAGGAATGGGCCCTGGACCTTTCAAAAAAAATAAAAAAAGAGTTTAGTTTCGATTCTATTAGTAGAAAATATGATGAGGTGTTGGGAGAAATTCTTTCATGATTCTAGAGGCTATTTTAGTAATTTTAATTTTTCTTTTGGGCATTTCTGTATTTTTTTGTTTAAAGTTTGCAATTTTAATACTGCGAGTCCAAGATGTAATTGAAGAGTCTCTTGACGTTTTAGATGAAAGACATGCCAGCATAACTGCGATACTACAAAGGCCCCTCTTTTTCGACAGTCAGGAAGTTCGAACTGTTTTAAGAGACATAGAAGCTTCTAGAAATTCTATACATAGAATAGCCTATTCAATGGCCATTAATTTTGACGATAGTGAAGAGAATGAAGGGTAAAAAAAAGATCCGACGCCGCCCAGGAACAAAAAGAAACATGTATTTCACCATGGACACACAAGCGTCTATTGAGAAGTATAAGTCGTTTCCAGATGAGCACTCTGAAGAAAAGATGAAGATATACCAGAAGGAAATTTTGCCCGCATTTGAAAAGCTGGCCCAGAATCTTATTTTTGTCTACGGGTTTAAGTCTCCTTACGCTCCAATGGATGAGCTTAAAAATGACTGTATCGCCTTCCTCTTTGAAACTATTCATAAGTGGGATTCTTCTAGGGGAACCAAGGCATTTTCTTATTTTAATGTCGTCGGAAAGAACTGGCTAATCATAAATACAAGAAAGCATCTCAAGAGAAGAAATAGACATGTCTCTATAGACGATCCGATGAGCATGTCAAATGCACAAAAAGAGCAATTTGAAACATATGACTATGTGCCACCTCCTGACGAAGCTATGATCAAGCGACAACAAAAGATAGAAATACTCAATCTACTTGAAGACATGAAAGTAAAATTGACAAATGAAAATGAGATTAGGTGTCTTTATGCTGTTGAGACCCTATTTTCTTCAATTGATGAGCTCGAGTTGCTAAATAAGCGAGCAGTATTAGTCTATATCAGGGAAATAAGTGGCCTGGATAAAAAACATATGTCAAAAGCGATGTCTGTCATAAGAAGACATTATAGAGCCATGGTGACTGATCCCAATAAATATGATCTATTTTGATTTGAGAAATTATGAAAAAAAATGATACGAAAAAAATAGAGGGACTTTTGGATCAAGCCATGGCCTCAGAAGAAAAAGTAAAAAATTTTTCTGATCTTTTGAGCGGTCTAGCATCTACAGAAGATAAAAAGAAGTCGCTCTGGCGGGAAATATATGAGAACGCTGTTTCTGATAGGAACAGAGCAGGTGCACTTTTTACAGAAGCGTATAACCAAATGGGAACATCAGCAGCTGACCATAGTACACTTGGGACTGTGATGACAAAGTATCTGGAAAGAATGTGCAAGTCAAACAACCAGATACTGTCACTTGCGGAATTGATAAACAAGGCAGAAGAAAGAGAGTCTAAAGTCAATCCGGATGATCTTTTTGACAAAATTTTAGAGTAAAATGTTTGAAGAAATAATAGTTGAAGAGATAATAACAGACGCGTCTGTTTACACACAGGAGGTCCTAAAAGCTCTCGTGCCGCTTATTCACACCGACGATCAACCGTATTTTTGTGATATACCGTTAGAGATGAGCGAAGAAACGGCCATGGCCGATAGAAATTTCTATCTTAGAGCACCCAGAAATACTATACTGGGCCGGCCGCTTCAACCTGCAATTGATTTGCCCAGTAACAAACTCAAAGTCTATTATCCGTTCTTCTCTTCGCACTTTTGCCTTCCTGTAAAGCCAGGTGAGACTGTATGGGTGGTCCGTCCACTTTCCGCTAATGATATAGGCTATTGGTTATCCAGGGTGTCCCAGCCTCTTCACGTCGAAGACACAAATTTTACCCATGCTGATCGACGAAATACACCCGTCAGACAGACTCCAATTCAATCGATATCACATCCGGATGGAGACGAAGACGGTAAGTATCATAATATCGCCCTAAAGGAGAAGGATACTGAAGCTGATCCAGACCCGCAAAATGACACAGTAATCGATCGAATTCCTAATTTTCCAGACGGTGACAGCTTTGTAATGAGGAGGTCAGATAAGCGCGCTCCTGACGGAACTGAGAATCATTTATTGATTAACAGCACGAAAAGAAGATTTTCTACTGTTGTAGAACCCATCATGGCAACTCAATTTCTAAACATGCAGGTCGACCACGAGGAAGAATTAAGCACTAGAAGTGAGGATCTAACTGCAGAGGTGGTCGACTCACAGAGCCATTACGACGCGATTCACGATTTCAATTTTGAGAATTTTCAAATTGCCTATGAGCCTGTGCCCAGACTCACAAAACGACCTGGTGACCTGGTGTTACAGGGATCAAACAATGCGTCAATAACTTTAGGAACCGATAGGGGGTATCATCCAACTGAAGAAGTTCCAGCTGATAAAACCAATGCAAACCCATCAGGCTTTGCCGAAGACCCGGATGCAGCAACGCTCGATGCCGATGGCATTCCTCAGAGATCTGGTGCGATCGATATAGTTGCCGGCCGCGGCCGAATTTACGAGGGTGAACCCGATCCGGATGACGTGGTCCCAGAGGATAATACAGCAGATAACGTTCCAATCCAAACGCGACCCAGGATCATTAAGAACATACGTGAAGAGTTTGAGACTGATAAGAATCCCGGTTTGGACCTAGGAAGCCCAGAAGAAAGTGGTCATCTAATAGATGTCTCCGAGGGAGATCCTGATTTCCTATATGACGCGTCCCGTGTATACATCTCAATGAAGTCAAAACCAGACGATCTGCTTTACGGTGACTCCACAGATGGACCCACGGTGCCATACCCAGATGTCGTAGCTCCCACGGATGCAATGAACGTTGCTGTTCCTGTTGAAAATGTTGCAGAATCCGCAACTGTGATTGTAAAATCAGACGAAATAAGAATTATCGCAAGAAAAAAGGAAGCCGATACGCCAGACGGTGTAGAGGGAGCGCCTGAAATAAACGGAAGCATTAAAATTATCAAAGAAGGAATCGAGGACGAAGACCAAGCATGCATCATCATCCAACCTGACGGCACGATTCTCATCGATGGACCTAAGGTAATCATTGGCGGAGGCGGCCTTGCTGCAGATCACGGCGAGGGTGTCCAGGTCGCAATCGGCCGCGCCGCCGAGGAGCCTGTTGTGTTGGGAAATGAATTGAATACACGCCTCGATCAGATGTGCACCAATATGGATAATATTATAGAGCTTATCAGTCAGCTAGTCGATGACTACAAGGCCCACATTCATCCTACTGGGTTTGGGCCAACAAGCCCTTCGGCGGAAGCCATTGCATTCGCGCCCACGCACGAAACGAATGCACAGTCTGAGATGGACCTTATCCAATCAGATAGCCGAGATATGTTTTATTTGATAAAGAGCAAAATTGCCAAGACGCTATAGGAAGGGTGGATGAGCTTAGCTGATGATCTAGTAAAGTTCATAGATACAGGACATGATACCTATGATCCCACAATTATCCTGGGTCCCCTGGTTGACAAAGAAGACCCTGAAACAGGCGAAGTAAAACAGGAGCATCAAGACTTACAGGACTATCCTGCCCAGGCCGAGAATGCAAAGACTGCCTGGCATGAGGCAATGGTCCCATACCTTGATGCAAAAGCTACCCCAATGACTGCTGGATCTTTTGGGGCGATTATTCCAAACCTCTGTTCTGCAATGTTTGTGTTAGCCCTTCTTAAGGATCATTTTAACCCTGGGATGCTCGATGTGCCCGCACCAACATTTCCTGAGGGGTTTAATGAGGGCGTCAAAGCCTGGGCAGACCAGATAGCCTCTCTGGGTGCTGCCGTGGAGGCCGAAGGTCCTGGCGAGGATTTTGATGTAGAGAATGTGGGAAAAGTCCTGGAGGGTACTGACAAGGAGGGTGTGGCTGAGGAGTGGTGTAAGGAACTACAAAAGCAGCTGGACGAGTGGATTACTCCCCCCGACAAACCCGTGGGTCCTCCTAAGATTGCTGCATTTAAAGTTGAGGGACTATTTCCGGGCATACCCACCGTATGGGGTATGGCGGCAGATGAGAGTGAAATTCCGGACGCTGATGGAGATGGCGTTCCAGCTCACGAAGATGCGGACGATGAAGATGAAGATGTTCAGTAAACTGCAAAGTCTAGTCTTGATAAGCTGGGCGAGTTTGGCTTTATTACGGGGGATGGAACAGAAGCCCAGGTCGAAGCGGGCAAAGCAAGTAACAAGTATGAGATTTCTGAGATACCTGTGGAGTTGTGGGTCTCCGGAAGTGTGGCATTCGCCGAGATAGGCTCAACATAATAAAAAGATGACAATTTCGATGTGCCATCAAACTGGAGCAGTTACATAATTAAACCAGAGGTATTGCGTGTCACAAGAATCAAAAGTCTATAATTTTAAGGGGACAGGAACAATACCTGAGGACCACCTCGGAGCATTTCCTGATAAGTTAGAAGACTTTCCAATCGGAATAGCAACACCACTGAGATTCAGTAGCAAATCAGGCACTCTATTTGAGATGCACACTAATTTGATGCAACAAATAAAGGATAACTTTAGAAATATGGTTGCGACGAATCATGGCGAGAGGCTGATGCTTACTGACTTTGGCGCAAATTTAAAACCACTCTCATACGAACTGGGCTCAGAAGCCGGAGACACTCAGGCTATTTCAAGAATTTCTGCTACTACAAAAAAATACATGCCCTTTATAGAGCTAGAGACATTTGAGCCACTGAGAGAGCAGTCTACAGATGGCAGTTTGTCAAGAATAGGCGTCAGAGTAACATTTAGTGTGCCCGCTCTAGCTATAGGTCCCCAGACAATAGATGCAATGATATTAAGCGCAGGTTAAGATGGCAGTTAAAATAAAAGATAAACTTAAGCAGGGGAGCAATAGATCTTTCTTGGCAAAAGACTTCGAGTCGCTAAGAAGAGACCTTATAGATCAGGCAAAAATATTTTTCCCCGACAAAATAAAAGACTTTTCAGAACCTTCGGTCGCGGGACTGTTAGTCGACCTCGCAGCATCCGTCGGGGATTCAATGTCATTTTATCTAGATCATCAATTTAGAGAGCTAGACCCACAGTCAGCTGTCGAATTAGAAAATATTGAGACGCACCTGAAAAATGCCGGTGTACCCATTGTGGGTGCCGCCCCGGCGGTCGTCAGTGTGACCTTAACAGTAAAGGTTCCTGCGCAGTGGGGTGGAGTGGAGAACCAGACTGGAGCCTGGCGACCCAAACTTTCTGCGCTTCCTGTTATTTTAGAAACAACAATTTTAAAAGCAGATAATGGCACAATTTTTAACCTTACTGAAGACTTGGATTTTGCTAAAAAAAATCCACTAGGTGAATACATAGCAGATTATTCTGTTTCTAAAAGTGCCACAAAGGATGAAGGCAGTGCCCCGACACAATTTGCTGTAAAAATATCTACAGTGGCCATTTCAGGACAGGAGACACAACAGAACGTATCTCTTGGTGCTACCCATGTCCCATTTAGAACGATTCTGCTGAACAACGCAGATGTCTCTGAGATCATTTCTGTTAAGGATACGGATGGTAACACATATCATGAAGTGGAGTCACTCAGCCAGGACACAGTATTTATTCCTGTAGACAATACTTCTTTGAGCGATTTTGATTCTGTTCCCAAGACACTTGAGATAATTCCCGCTCCAAGAAGATTTATAAAGAAAACATCATTATCTTCGAGAAAAACATCACTAATGTTCGGCTCAGGAAATACACAGGTTCTTGATGATGACATAATTCCAGACCCTAGTGATTTAGCCCTAGAGTTGTATGGAAGAAAATCTTTTTCTAAATTTTCAATTGATCCTAAGTCACTTTTAGATACACAAACCCTGGGAATGTCACCTAGAAATACGACTCTAAAAATTAGATATCGTTATGGAGGCGGTCTTTCACACAATGTTGATGCAGCTACAATAAAAACTGTAGAGGGATTATCTATGGAGTTTAGAAATTCTCCAGCACCGGCCGATGCACTGGCTGTAAGGCAGGCTGTCAGTGTGAGTAACATATCCCAAGCCCGAGGCGGCGCCGCGGCGCCCAATTTAGAAGATTTGAGAAATCTAATACAATCAGCAAGAAATTCACAATCTAGAACAGTCACACGAGAAGATTTACTAGCAAGAATCTATACAATGCCGGCGCAGTTTGGAAGGATCTTTAGGGTCGGCCTGGCCGAGAACATGATAAATCCCTTGTCGCTCTTAATGTATATTATATGCAGAGACAATAGTGGAAATTTGACTGTAGCACCAGACGAGCTTAAGAATAATTTGAGTAAGTATCTTAATGAATTTCGATTGATATCTGACGCAATAGACGTCTTAGACGCTGCTGTCTTAAATGTGGGAGTTCGTTATGAGGTTTTTATTGATAAGATTGCTAATAAGCAAGCTGTTCTTCAAAACATCAATAGAAGAATCGCAGCGGCACTTGATATAAAGTATTTTCAAATTGACCAACCACTTGTAATAGATGATATTGTAAATCTCATCATCAATACAGAAAGTGTGGTGTCACTCACAGACTTGAGAATTTACCCCCTTACAAATGATGTGAATGGAAGATCATATTCCACTTACAGCTTCCCTTTTGAAGCGAGCACTAAAAACGGAATAATAAGACCTCCCACTGGAACTATTTTTGAGTTAAAATTTCCGGAGTTTGACATCAAAGGATTTGCTATTTAAAATGAAGATAATTTGCTCAGCCAGCAAAGATACATACATCACAAATAAGATAATTAACAATAGATTAGTCGCCGACGATGCAAATGTGGGCCGAGCCGGCACTTTAGATCTATTTCGTCTCTATTCAGAGACTCTTTTGAGAGGGTCTGGATCGCAGGATGAAGTTTCTCGTTTTTTAATCAAGTTTGATTTGAGTCCCATCAAAGACTTGACAGGCTCCATCTTAGATCTTAACTCTTCTAATTTTAGTGCCAAATTGAAACTTTTTGACATCAGAACTGGCCACGCTGTTCCATCAAATTTCAATATAATCCTTTTCCCCTTAAGTCA